TCGAAGGCGAAGCCCATGCGCAACAGTGACTTTTGCGCCAGCTTGTTATTTCTGCGGGTTCTTGCCGTCAGCCGATTGCAGCCCAATTGCACAAAGCAATAATGCAGGACTGCACGTATCAGGCCCCGTGTCGCCATCCGTGGCGCGTACACGGTCACTTCGATGTTAGAGCCGTTATAGTTGTTAAAGACTGCGCCGCCCCTGACTGAGCCGCTATCGTCCAGAAAGCCTATCGCCACATAGGGTCCGGAGAACATAACCCCGAGACCATCCCCAACCACACCGGCAACATATTCGTTCTGCCCGAATAGCAGTCTCACATTATGCCGCCGACTTGATAGGTGACGTTGAACTCGTTCACCTGTAGCAATATCGGGCTTCCCTGCCCTGATGCCGCGACCCTCATTCTGACGCCCGCGACATAACCCGGCCTGTCAGTGATCGGACGCCAGCGCGCATTGAGCGAAAGCCCGCCGGACCACGTAAAGCTGCCCCATGTCATGGAACCCCAAAGGAAATTCGACGTGCTGCCCGCCGATATCGTACCCGTGGGGACCGCCTCGATGTAATCGACGTTCAGGCCAATCTGAGGGGTTACATTCGCCTGCGAATAGATGACCGGCCTAATCATCTTCCAGTGTTTCAACTGAGCCTTATAGCCAAAGTCGTCATAGGCCAGCAGCATATCGCCGATGATATCGGAACCGCCATCGCTTGCGGCCTCGAATGCCTGATACACCTTGCCGTCATTGCCGCCGAAATAGAGGTTGCCCCCCATGACTTCAAAGCAAGCCGCATTGATGTTCGTAAACTTGCACCATGCGCCGGTCTGCGAGTTCATCACATACTGGACCTGCGAGACGCCCTCAGATATCGGGACATTGACAATCGCCATCGTCCCCTTGGGATAGGCGATGACCTGCCAGCCGTAGTTGTCCTTGTATCGCCGCGCGGCCTGATTGATTTCCGGGGCAATGTTGGCGGTCACCGCGACCGTCCCCAATGCAGCCGGGTCGGTCTTTAGAGCCTGCGACAGCGGAATAATGCCGATTTCCGTCAATATGTAGAGGTCACCGCCGACCTTGACCAAGCACCTGTTTCCGAGCGGCCTTGCCACGTCGAACACGCCGATCATATTCCAGGCGTTCGCATCGCCGGGATCGGAACCCGCGAAGAACGCCACCTGCCCTTCTGACGTGACAGCTACGAAATGATCATCCGCACCCGCGCCGCCATCGCCTGTATAGGTTCCTGTAGCGACCAGTGTTCCGCCACGGGGAAAGATATCGCCTAGCTCATAGGTCGCTGCCGCACCGGCAATGGACCCCGTGGGCAAATAGGCGAATTTCAGGCTGTTCTTGACCACGAAGTAAAGGCGCGACTTGAACACGTTGACGTGCGTAAATGTATCGCTGTCAACCCCGGTGATTGTTGGCGTTGCCCAAGCCGATCCATTGAAATGGACCGCATCATCCGCGCCGTTGACCACGAACAGGAAATGTCCGCCTGCGGTCGAGAAGTTCACATGCACGCATTTGGAACTGGTCAGGCTCGTAACGCTGGACGCCGTGCCGGATGACCCGGTCACGTCATATATTGTGTCGTTACAGACACCGAATAGCTTGTTTGCGCTTGTCCCATGATAGGCCATGAGCGTATTAACGGGGACCGCTTCGGTCGTGTCCGAATGTTCACCCCAACCGGCCCTCAATTCGACCGTATCGGCCTTCGGAAAGAAGTTTTCCAGAATGAGCGCCGTGCCGGGTACGCCGAGCGCCTTATTGTTCATGGCAACCCAACCCTTTACCGGGGCGGGTAACGTCTTGGATTTGGCTGTCTGCGCCCGCGCTTTATTCGTGCGGAGGGCTTCAAGCATCATGGGATAATCTCGGGCACATCGCCATAGACGCCAGTTGCCAAGCCGGGATGCAGCAATGGCCTGCCAATGCGAATGGGGACTGCTGAGTTGTGATTGGCTGTCAACTTGCTACGGGCAATCTGCCAGTTCCGGAAATCCTCCGCATAGGGCAGGCCCTTTGACTCTTTCCAGCGCCATATAATGGATAGAACCAAGAGCCGCTCAGGTATGACTGAATAATCAGTGTCAGCCGTCCAAGCGGCTTTGCGGGTCGTGCCGCTTTCGTCCAATATCCAGTAATTGGACCTGTATTCGAGCTTTATGACTTCGCCATCGACCGGAGCGGGATAGAACTCGATTGCCTCTCCGAACGTGCGCCATATCGGGCGAAGTGGTGCCGTGAGCGATATTTTCGCTGCCAGCATTTGTTCGTCCGATACCTTGCGCAGTGGAACCGATGGCGTTCTATCGAGCCACAGGGGATAGCCGGGCATGAAGTTTTCAAAGTCAGCCGGAAGGCCAAATTCCGTAGAAGCCCCATCGCCTTCCAACTGTGCAGTAACTTTCAAGCCTCTCCACGCATGGTCCAGTTCGTACTGACCGGCTATCGTGGCGAAAGTCATAAACTCGCCTTCAAGCTGGTTAGTCGAAGCATAGACGATTGTGGGCCTTGTGAACCCACATACCGCCATAGCGTCTGCGACCGTGCTGAGAAGTGACATTATGCGGCCTCTGCCGTGCGGGCGTTCGCCTGTTCAGCCATGCGGACAAGGGTTTCGTGGCTTGGCTGTCCACGCGGGGCGCTGCCGGACTTTTCTTTGATCCATGCTTTCAGGCTTGCATCATCCCATGACATGAACGGGGAGCCGGATACGTCCGAACCATCGTCCTCGTCAGCAAGTGGGGCAATCGGCTGCGATACCGGCACGGCTGGCTGTGGCGCAGGACGCGACAGCAATTCCGCCATCTGGCGCTGCATGTGTTCAAGCTGTTCTTTCATCTGTGCGTTTTCGGACGCCAATTTCAGGACATTAGCCGAACCCGAAGCGTTGTCTATATAGGCTTTGGCCTTCGCGACATAAGCGGCCGCGCCCATGCCAAATTTGCGCTGCCCGGCCATGTCGAGATTGGCAAGTGCTTCAATTGTGTAAATCTGAATGGCCTTCATATCGGCCTTTTCAGCCACACTAAGGAACGGGGCTTCGTCAATCGGCGTGCCCGGCCCAAAATACTGCTGATTGCGCTTGAAAGCCGCGTAATGCTCGGGGAACTTTTCCTTATAGGAAATCCACTGATTTGTTGCACGGTCGCGGGTTGTGCGGAGGTCCGCAGGTTCGTCAATGACTTTTTTGTTGTCACCGATGAACTTGATGCGGCACATCTCCACTTCCTTGTGGATCGGACGGCCTGCTTCTGCGGATGCCTTCTCGTCCTTCATGTTCGCCATATAGAACTCGGGGACGATGCGCATTTGTTCTTGTGCCATGTACTATTGCCCTGTCTGAGAGGTTGCGAAAAGGGCGGGACCGTAGCCCCGCCCCCATTGTCGTTAGGCTGCGAGAGCGTCGTCCATGAACGGACGGGAAATCTCGAACTCAGCAAGGCCAGCCGAAGGCGTATCGACAGCCGAAGCGCCCTTGGCCAGCTTTACGCGATCACCGGCAACAACGGCGTCATCAATGCTACCCGCCGTCGCGGTCGCATAGACGTTCGCATTGTCAACAAAGCCCGTGAGAGCCAAGCCGACTGCTTTGCCGCTGATTTGATACCAGCCGTAGTTGCTGGCAACGCACGCCGACATGGCGACCGCGACCGGGCCAATGGCATTTGCAGCCAGAAGCGTAGTCGTAAAGTCGTCCATGTTGTACGTCACCCAAGAGCCGACAGCCGTAGAGGCCACGCCCTTGAGATAGATGAACTCACCAGCGCCATAAGTCGGGTCTTTCGCCTGAATGATGGTGCCAAGGTCAGCTTTCTTGGTCGTTGACGTATCAGCAATGGCCTGACCAATCAGGAAATTGCCGTTGGGAGTGTAAGCCATGATTATATTTCCTTTCTCACGGATTACGGGGACGAGTCGTAGAGCTTCGCCATGTGCAGCGGGTTGTTCATGGTCAGCTCACCGTAGAAACCGATGTGCTGAACCATTGCGTCCTGGTTGACAGGAGTTTGCTTACCGCCGAACTTCACGAAGTTACGATCCGGGTGATAACGGAACTTGAGTGCCGCCGTGTCGATGAAGTACGTGGTATTCGAAGGCATGGCCGAACCAATGCCGCCTTCCAGAACCACATCGACGTTCTTGCCCGCGCCGTAGAAACGAAGCGAACTGAACCCGAGCTTGCCCAAGCCGTTCTCATTCTGGATTTGCTGGATCGCGACCGTCGCCCCGGAGAAGGCTTGGAAGTGTTCCTGCGAACAGAGAATGAGGTTCGGACCCTTGCTGCCGCGCGAGCGTTCGATCATGATTTTTTCAAAGATCGGACGGATCGAGGTCGTGGTGACTGCCGTATAGGAAGTTCCCATAGCCGTGATCGAGTTGGCATCGTAGGTCGTGGTGCGCCATTGCGTGTTGGAGCGTGCAATGCCGCCATACGTTCCCGAAGAAACGTTCGTCGGCAGAACAAGCTGCAAGCCGCCAATCTGATAGCCGTCTGTGGCATCGCCTGCGGAGTGCAGGTCTTCCACAAAACGGTCTTCCAGTTCGGTTTCTGCCGCCATCATGTGTTCTTCAAGAATGT